CTTTATAACAAAGTCAAAAGGCGCTTTCATTAGTATTCTAGGTTATACTCTACAGAGACAGCCATATTCTTGTTAAAGTCTTTCCATGGTAACACATCTTTGTTTTTCTTAATATATATAGAGTATTTTTCCTTCTCCTCTATTATATCACAAATAGTATGTCCACCATATACTTCTTGACCAACAGCATAATGCATAGCGTCGTTCTTGTAGTCTTTACCTATAGTTATCTTTCTAATCAGCTTGCTCATCGTAGTTTATTTCCCCTGTATGAATATTAACATTAGCAGTACCATACTCTTTGCTAAGCTCTTCTTGCAAAGAACCTAAGTCACTTTGAAATGAAGCAACGTGTTTTAATAAACCATGCTTTCTAGTCTCTAAGCCACCAATCTCCATTTGACCTCTGTTTAGATTATTGATAATCTCTTGCATTTTATTTAAATGCTCGTTGCTAATTTTTGTAGGTTTTTCACCGTTTAATTCTTTGATTTTTTTTGTTGTGTTCTTTGCCATTTTATTTAATTTAAGTTAATTTAATTTGTTTTAATATTCAAATCCAAATCTTAGTGTTACTGGATGCCTGTGACATATCTCGTGATTATCTGGAATATCTTGTGGACATGCATCTACTGTTAATAAATCAGCAGCCACAGCTGTTACTTTACCTATTGGTTTTGGGACTGTTCCATCACTTTTGAAAGCTACTACTTCATCTCCGACAGCAAATAAATCATCGGTATCTTTACCGTCTACTACTATAGTCAAGTCGTCAGCAGAGTGAGCGCCAGCTACAAGACATGAGGTTCCAAAGTCTGGTGTTGAAGTAGCACATGTTGCAGCTACCCATATAGTTTGAAAACCAGGTGTTGTTTTAGAATAATTTGCATCGCCTGGAAAACCATCAGGATGTCCTTCTAATATAAGCGGTGTATGGTTTCTATTAACATTATCTTGACCTTTTCCGTTTTGTAAAACATTATAGCCAGTCAAAGTATTAGATGCATCTTCATCAGCACTAGCTACTACTCCTTGGTATCCTATAATATAAGGTCTAACTGCCACTGCCTTTATAGGGTTTTTTGCAGCGTTTGCAACACCTATACTAGGTGGTGCTACACCATCTACGCTTTTTGCAAAAAACAATTCAAGATTTGCTGATTGTGCAGTTCCATTTGTTCCTTGTACTTTTATACAAAAAGAATTCATATTAGCTGTACCTTTTGGTATTTCAAAAGAAGTCCAATCAAATACAACGTCTCTAGAAGTATGAGCAATATTTCCTTGTGTATCTACGTTTGGTTTT